TGCAGAATCAGGTAGAAAAATACTATTGATTGTTCCTACAACATCATTAGTTGAACAGATGTATAAGGATTTTGAGGAATATGGGTGGGATGCAGAAAGATATTGCTACAAAATATATGGTGGTGCACCTAGAAATACTGATCAATCAGTAATCATATCTACATGGCAGAGTATATACAAGTTGGATCGCAAATGGTTTTCTAACTTTGAGGTTGTTATAGGTGACGAGGCACATCAGTTTAAGTCTAAATCACTTATAAGTATCATGACTAAACTTGCAGATGCAAAATATAGATACGGATTTACAGGAACACTTGATGGCACTCAGACACATAAATGGGTTTTGGAAGGTCTTTTCGGACCATCTTACAAAGTCATCAATACAAAAGATCTCCAAGAAGCAGGAGTCCTTGCCAGACTAAGCATCAAAGTTTTACTTCTAAAACATGAACCTCAAATCTTTGATACGTATGAGGATGAGGTTCAATATCTTATCACCAATGAGAAGAGAAATAAGTTTATTAAGAACCTAGCACTGGACTTGAAAGGTAATACTTTGATCCTTTTTAGTAGGGTTGCTACCCATGGGGAAGTTTTATTTAACCTAATAAATAATGATGAACGTCCAGTATTTTTTGTACATGGTGGCGTTGATACACAAGAACGAGAGCAAGTCCGTGAAATTACTGAACGTGAAGACAATGCAATTATTGTTGCTTCCTATGGCACTTTTAGCACTGGGATCAACATTAAGCGGTTGCACAACATCATCTTCTCCAGTCCCTCCAAGTCCAGAATCCGTACTCTCCAATCCATCGGTAGAGTCCTTAGAAAAGGCGTGGGGAAAGTAAACGCAACCTTATACGATTTAGCAGATGATAGCAAGAAAGGTTCAAAGCACAATTATACTTTGAACCATCTTATAGAACGCATCAAATACTATAACGAGGAAAAATTTAATTATGACATCATCCAAATCAAATTCTGAACCGTACGATGAGTTTTATGCTGCCATCAAGTTAGTCTCTGGTGAGGAAGTGATGGCGATGGTTATTGTTGATAATACTGGTAGACCTGAACATGTAGTCCTTAATAATCCAGTTATATGTAAAGAGCTTCGTGCCCACGGCACGAATATCCCGATGGGATATAAATTTGAACCTTGGATGAAATTATCTGATGATGAAACTTATGTGCTTCCTATGGAAAAAGTTATAACACTGTCTCAAATTACAAGTAGTGAAATCGTAGATACGTATAAAGATCTAGTAGAATTTGGATTCAATCAAAGTCACCCCGACCTTACAAAAGACATGGGGTACGTATCAACTGTAGATAAAGCTAGAAGTATATTAGAAAAGCTTTATAGATCTAAAAGCTAAATCCTGCCCTTCAACCCTTACAGAGTTAGTCTACCTATATTGCATGATTGTGTCAAGCTGTGCTATAATTCGGACATAATATAAAACACAATGGTTAGAAAACGATCTGAACATTACGTCAATAACAAGGAATTCCTGTATGCTATCGTTGCATACAAACAGGATATCAAGGATGCTGAAGCAGCAGGTAACCCTAAACCTGTCATACCAAGGTATTTGGGTGAGTGTTTTATGAAGATTGCTAGGCATCTATCATATAAACCAAACTTTGTAAACTACATGTTCAAGGAGGACATGATCTCTGATGGAATCGAAAATTGCGTTCAGTACATTAATAATTTTAATCCTGAGAAATCCTCGAATCCTTTTGCTTACTTTACACAGATCATACATTATGCATTTCTCAGGAGAATACAGAAGGAGAAAAAGCAATTAGAAATACGTCAAAAGATTATAGATAGATCGGGATTTGAAGAAGTTATGTCTTCAGACTCTGGTGATAATTATTCTGATTATAACTCTATAAAAGACAACGTACAATACAAAGGAAGATGATCCAAGAAAGATCCGAATTCATTCAATTTCTAAAAGAAAAAGCAGTTCGTAAAGGAGAGTTTACTCTTTCTTCTGGTCAAAGTAGTGATCATTATGTGAACTGTAAACCAGTTACTCTTTCAGGAGAAGGACTTCTATATGTTAGTTGTGCAATGCTAGAGCATGTAGATATTGATAATGTAGCAGTAGCAGGTCTTACACTCGGTGCTGATCCTTTAGTTAGTGGTGCTGCTATGGCATCAGCAATTGATGAAGTAAATCTCGATGCTCTTATAGTTCGTAAAGAACCAAAGGGTCATGGAACAAAAGCATGGATAGAAGGTCCAGAGCATGTACCTGGATGTAAGGTAACTGTATTAGAAGATGTAACTACAACTGGTGGATCAGCAATAACAGCAGTAGAAAAATTACGTGATGTAGGTTATACTGTAGAAAAAGTTGTAACCATTGTTGATAGGCAGCAAGGTGCTGTAGAAAGAATGAAAGCAAATGGGTTAGAACTTATTAGTCTCTTTACTATTGATGAATTATTATGAAACCAACAGAAAATCTAGAGCAACTCTTATCAAGATTTACTAAGAGAATCGCACAGATTAAAGCACAAGAACAAACAGATAAAACAGTTGAACAACTTCATTATCTTCGTGGTTGTAAAGAGACTGTTGAATATCTTATGACTGGTAAATTACCTAATGATGGAAATCATGATGGTATGAAACATCACAGACCTACACATGATGCAAACTCATGAGACTAACACAAAAAGTAATTAATGAGATTCAAGTAGCAATGACTCACACCAAAATGAATGGTGAAACTAACTGGAAGGATGGTGACGAGATTGAAGTGTGTCTTGGTGGAACGTTTGCTGGTGATAAGTTTATAGCAATTCACAACAGAACACGAAGCAACACTACTAAAAAATGAGATTCAAAGCACTCGTTCATGTCAGGTTGAGGGGATCTGTATCAGATGCTGCTGGTAATGCAGTGATGAATAACGTCAAAAGAATTGCCCCTGATCTTACTCCTCATCTCTTGAGGATTGGTAAGGCAATTGACTTTTGGTTTGATGCAGAGACTGAAGAGATAGCAAGAGAACAAATGGATCTTCTGTCTGATAGGATGCTTGCTAATACTGTGATAGAAGATTGGGAGTATAAGTTAGAGGAGACTGAAGAAACAGGTATAGGTAATATATCAAATGATAATGCTGGTACATCTAAACATGCCATTTTTGACTAATGAATGCTCTACAAAATCAATTAGGTCTTGAAACCAAACAACCAGTCATAGTTCCTGTAGAAGATGGTGTCATCTGGTCAAAGAAAACAGATACTCCAAGACATTTACATCCTAAACATGGTTCAAAACCAATCGGAATATTTCATTCTTTGGAGGAGTATGAGTATGGTTATGCTAATATTGGTTCTACAGCATGTGCATATGTATTCTCACTGTATGGATTCATTCCTCAGTACATGGCACAAGACCTTCATCTTCCTTATGATATGATCATTGTCAGAGATGATGTGTCATACACAGTGCAAATCAAAGCAACAACTCAACGAGGTCATGGTGGTAAAACATATACAAAAACTACTCGTTGGCAAACAACAACTGAACAAAGAAAAAGAAGAAAGTCTGAAGTCCCTCTGAGAGCAAATCAAGGAAAACAGGGAATAGGTCATAAGAACAGACCTCATGGTTATGACATACTCTTCGCTATCAATGAGGAAGGAGAATTCTGTTGGTGGTGGGAAAAAGATATCAAAGATAATAAGAGCACCGTTTTATTTGGTGTAAAGAACGGTAAATGTGGTAAGATAAATTATGCAGAGACTGATGGTGATTGGAACTTATAATGAAAGTTGCAATTATAACAGACCAACACTTTGGTTTCAAGAAAGGATCAAAACTTTTTCATGAATACTTTCAGAAGTTTTATGAAGAAGTATTCTTTCCTACACTACAAGAACGTGGTATTGATACTGTAATTGATATGGGTGATACCTTTGATAGTCGTAAAGGTATTGATTTATATTCTTTGAATTGGTCTCAGAAGAATTATTTTGATAGGTTGAGAGATATGGGAATCCATCTCACATCTATAGTTGGAAACCATACTGCATTTTATAAAAATACAAATGAGATTAATACTATTGATTTGATACTGAGGGAGTATGATAATATTGATGTAATATCACAACCTGAAGAAAGACAATTTGATAAACTTAAAGTTCTTTTTATTCCTTGGATATCTACAGACGAAAGAGAAGCAAGTTATTCTGCTATAGAAAAATCTGAGTGTAAGGTTGCAATGGGTCACTTAGAACTAAATGGATTCTATGCTCATCATGGATTTACTATGGATTCTGGTGCTGAAATAGAACCATTCAAAAAATTTACTAAAGTATTTTCT